TCTTTGTTACTATTTGAGCAAAATTTCCCTGATTAAGATTGTAGGTCATTCCGGGGAAAGGCGTCGGTTGGCGAGCAGAACAGTAAAGATATGTATAGCGGTCTGTTAAATCCAGGACAAGTTGTCCTTCTGCATTGTATACGCCTTGATAATCAAATTCACCATCTTCAACATCCAATACTGCCACTTCATCGGATTCTTCGGTCACCAACAAATCCTTGCCAACAACCTCATGGCTATACACATCATATGCGCACTCAATCTCACGTCCTATGATGTTCTCGACGCCCACAGTCTCAAAATCTATTTCGCTGGCTTCCGTAAGCCCAAACTTCAAATATTGCTTGGAGCACAATGATTCTGCCAATTTTACTGCGTTTTTAGTAACACTTTCATTTGTGATGTCCGCACGCTCTCTGTTTGGAAAATGGACTATGAAGTCCTTTCTGCTTCGATCTTTTTTTAACGCTTCTTTTACACTTTCCGGAATATCTATCATTTTTCCCTCCGCCATTCTCTTATCGTTCCTTGATGCTCACATCAAATCCATCATGATCACTGTTGCCATAAAGTGGCATATCATTTGCCGGATCGATCGTGATATATGCGTCAATAACTTTGACCTCGTCTAAATTATTAACATATACCGAAATCGCGGTATATCCTTCATCATTTTGCTGTTCCCTGAATAGTCTCAACGCATTCAAGTATTGCGTTTTATTAAAAAACTTCATTTTGAAGTTTCCTGCAATTCGGCATCTTGATATATCCCTATGAATTTTATCGTTGCCATCCGTCCACTCCGTGTATACCGGTTGGGCGTTTACCTTGTAAGTCGGGACAAGAATGTTTTTTGATAAATCTACGCCACCCAATGAAAAAATAAGCATTATCTCTTTCTCCCTTCTTTTTTCTGATTCTGAACATAAAAAAGAGCCAACCCTCGTTGACTCTTTTTTGCTCTTTTATCTCAATTATTGTCTATTAACGATCATCCCTGCAAGAATTTTAGCTTGCCTTTTCTCCTCTTTGCGGACTCTCTTTCTCCATTCTTCTATCTGCTCTTCTGTCCCTCGAAATCTTTTTTTTCTGATGATATACATATTTCCAAGCCGCACCGTTGACTTTAGCACAAAAACCGTAAAGAGTATGCCTATTATCTTACCAATCAATGTATTAATGATCACTTCCATAATTACACCTCCTTATATATATATCATAACACTTTATTGCACAAACTACAACTATAACCTACTTGTTTTTGTCCGATACACCTCCTTATCGTTTTGTTCGATCATCGCGCGGAGAAAACGGTCAAATTCCCCTTCGATCGTTACCGTGTTATTTACATCAACTTGGATATTTTGCAGAGAACTTGCAATATATTCTGCTCCGGCGGAGTATATCCTTCTGAGTTCATCCTGTCCACCTTGACCCCAAGCACCGGATGTCTCTTGTGTATCTTTGTGTAAAGCAGCCGCTATCATTGCCCCGGGATTCACTAGATTCTTCTCCAATCCTCCATTATATCCTTCAGCGCTCATTTCACCTAGCCATTCGAATTTTTTGGATGGACTGTTAATTTCCAGCTCTTTCTGGGCTGTTGAAACAGCAGAGGTGCACATGTCAGCTATAGCTTGGGTTACATCAGAAGTTCCAGCTCTAATCGCATCAGCCAGACTTGATGTTATGTTTCTGCCAATTTCATTCCAATCGTTTTGATTCAGCTTCTCGGCTTCATCAATCACCTGCGTCGCCATATTATTTGTGGCCAGTATAACATCTTCACTTTGGCTTGATATTCCTTCGGACAACCCCCTGCCGAGAGCTTCACCTTTTTGCTCCATTATACCCGAAGATGGTCCCACTCCTGCCATTTGTAATTTCCATTCGATGTCAAGGCAATTTGGTACACCTTTAGCCGTCTGTTCTGCAGTGTCTCTTAATACGTTGTATCCCTCCTGCATTCCTGCTGCTGTTGCTTTCACAGCATTAGCTCCGGTCTCTCTGTATGCATCCGTCATCTTTGCGGCTACTTCATCAGGCAGACTCATGGCTTCCTCAAATTTCTCCGAAGCCTTTTGTAACTCTTCATCTGTCATTTCTGTGAAAGCTGCCACATAAGCAGCTCCAGACGGTCCCATTTCGGCCAAGTGCTTAAGTAATCCCTGATCGATTCCTCTTTTACTCAGCGTTTCCAGATTATCCGCCCATAAAGTAATACCATCTATTTGGGATTGCATATTGGCTAGTATCTCGTCCTTCGATACTGCAGTTTTTTCTGCAAACTTATCGAAGATATCTATTTGTTGAGACACAGTAGCGGAAACGGACTCATACATTTCATCCAAAGCCTGCTGAGCCGCTGTCGTCATTCCGCCGACTTGTTTCCCTGCATTTTCTGCTGTGTTTCCGTATTTCTCTATAGCTCCCGTTGCCGCCTCCAAGGCTTCATTATCTTCCAAAAAATCCTTTGTTCTGCTATACTCATCCGATAAGTCTTTTACGGAGTTATTGGTCTCATTAATTTGCTTGTCAAGGTCTTCTATGTTAAGATAAGCAGTAGTCGCCGCTTTCTGAGTATCTTCTAATACTTTGTCGTATTTTTTAAGTTCTTCTGTTGCCTGCTGTTCCGCCTTGTTGAATTTCTCTTGTTGCTCTGCTCTCCTCTGTTGTAATTCATAAAGTTGTTTATCTGCCTCATACTGCTCTTTTGCTATAGCAACCAGATCTTCCCGCGCCGCTTCTGCTTTAGCCTGTTTGATTAAGGCATCTACATTTTTATCCAGCGCCGCGGTCGACATATTCAGTTCGCCGGTCTGGTCATTGATCGCCAGATTCAATTCCGGGAAAATCTGATTGAGTTCATCCACGATCATCCGCTGCTTTGTCAGACTCTCCGTAGAGCGATCGGCACCTGCCTGAAGTCTCTTTAATTCCTCGATCAAATTTTTTGCTATAGAAGCATCCGCTTCGTTAGCCTCTTTCGATTTTCTCCTTGCTTCAGATGTCTGCTGTATTGAATCGTTTAAGTCCTTGTTTGCGTCAATCAGCTTATGAATCTCTTTGTATTCTTCGTCATATTCTTTTGTCTGTCTATCGGTAGCTACTTCCAAAGCGATCACTGCACCTGTAAGAGCTACTATTCCCGCCGCCAGCAATCCAGCGGGATTTGCCATCATAACCGCATTTTGTATGGTCTGAGCCACAGTTGACGCCTCCACAGCCACCTTGTATGCTGTTTGAGCCGCTACTATAGTTCCTACACCTGTCACTATCAGCCCTGCATGGTCCAATATCCACGCAAAACCTTCTATTGTCCCAGGCAATGCTTTTTCTCCTAATTCCAGAGATTTTTCCGTAAATTCTCCTACGCTCTTTGATAACTTGTTCAAAGAAACGTTCAACGATCCGTTAGTAACCGAATTGTTTAACCGTTTTACTGCAGCTGTAGCACCATCCACTCCGTCCTTTAAGTTATTGTCAAACACCTCATATGTGGATATCTTAAGAGATTCCATAGCTGACTCTAAAGTCTTGAGCTTGCCTTTCAAGTTGTCCTGCATGGTATCTGCCATCTTTTGTGCTGTTCCGTCACAGTTTTCGAGCGCGTTTTTATAATCTTCAAAGCTCTTCCCACCCTGTTTTACCTCTTCAGACAATCCATTCATAATTGTCTGGAGCTTTGAATACTGATTGGTACCTGCTATCGTCTTGGCAAGATTAGCCTGCTCTATGTCCGTCAGGTCATCCCAAATTTCGCTCATGCCAGCTAAAATGCTGGATAAAGAATTCATATTGCCATACGCATCGTATACCTCCACTCCATATCCGGACAACTCATCTGCACATTCTTTTGTATTCGTCGCAAGACGTGTCATGATCGTATTCAACGCCGTTCCTGCTTCTCCGCCCTTAACACCGGCATTTGCCATTGTAGCAAGCACTGCAGTCACTTCCTCCACAGATACGCCCATGGAATGTGCTGTAGCTGCGCAACTCTTATACGCCTCTCCCAACTGCTCTACGTTCGTGTTGCTGTTAGCCATTGCGTAAGCCATCTGATCTGTAAATTTTGACGCATCCTGTGCTGTAAGCCCAAACGCCGTTAAGTAATCCGTTACTATATCTGACGTCCGCGCGAGATCCGTATTAGCCGCCGCGGCCAGATTCAGCACCGGTTCCAGACCTGCTGCCATTTCCTATATCCCAGTGCATCTGCTGCTTCCGAAGCGGAAAAAACTGTGTTTTCCCCTGCTGATCTTGCCGTTTTGTTTAGGACCTCCAGTTCCTCACTTGTCGCTCCGGATAGAGCCTCCACGTTTGACATGGCAGCTTCGAAGGCTTCTCCAGATTCAATGCATGCTTCAGATATATCAATAATCGCAGCAGTGAGAGCCTTAACTCCCGCTATTATTACCTGAGATGCAAGATTAGCCCAAAGGGTTGAGCCAAAGATATCAGTGTTCTCTTCTGCTTCCTTTACTTCTTTGCCGTACTTATTTATAGACTCAGCCGTTTTATTAACGCTCTCCTGCGCTTCTTTTATGTACTTTTCATTTGTTTTGATTTCATGATCGAGTCTAACATTCTCCTCTGTCGCATAGTTTAGTGCCGCAGTCCATTTACCGATATTAACGGTAGCAGACTGATAGTCGGACTTAGCTTTTTCGATCTGATTTCCAAGATTATTAACTACCGTTTCCTGCTTTTTAACTTCGTCAGATGCATCTCCGTACACCTTTTTCATAAGCAGAAGGGTATCTGCTTCACTCTTGTACTTCTCTTCTAGTTTGGAGATTTTTTCCGTTGCTTCACCCTGTTTCTTGGTGTAGTCTGCTACAGCTTTCTTGCATACTTCCACCTTCTCCGCGGACAGATCATACTGCTTGGTCAGTACCTCATTCTTCTTTTCCAGAGCTTCCAGCGTATTCTGCGTATCTTTATACTGCGTTGCCAGCAATTTGGTTTCCGAGCGGAGCTGTGCCTGCGCCAGTTTTATATCATTTAATGCGTTTCTATATTCTTTTTCCCCACTCAGTGTGATTTTAGCACCAATATTCTTTTCCGCCATGCTCCTACTCCTCTATAGTGCGTCCAGGTTTTCTACCGTATCCGCATTTTGAATGCTATACAATCCCTGCTTCTTTTCGAAATTATACTGTTCTTTAAATACTTCGTTATAATCCATCCACTCTCCAAGTGTCAGCATACCGGTCTCACGGTATGTAAATGACATCTTATTCATTGCCATAAAGTAAAGCCGCACAAAGTCTATCTGCTCTTCTTGGTCAGACGTACTCTGTACGGCTAGAATTTTTTTGTTTCAAAACACTTCTTATATTCTTCGTGCAAGGTTCTTGCCATTTTTTCGAAAGGTATTGTGCAATCGTTCAGTATCACAATTTCATCTGTGAAATCAACGTTTTCTTTTCCATTCAAATAACCCGATACACGCTCACCTTCTTTTACCATCTCCAGGAGTGCTGTCTTGATTGCATCTATCGACGGTTCCACAGCAATCATAAGTGGATTTCCATCATCCGTATAGATGATTTCGCCCGACTCATTGCGTTGTATCACCAACCCTAGCAGTTTGCGTTCAAAGTTGTTTACTGAACCGTATTTATCCTGCAACGTTTCCAATACGTTCAGATCACAAATGATAGGATATTGACTTTTCCCCAATTTAACCATTGATGGTTTTCTCATTTTATTATCCTCCACAATATAAAGGGGAAGCAATAATCACACTGCTTCCCCTTTGTTGCACCGGTGCAACTTTTTTGTTTACTCATTGCCGGCCGCAGTCTGCGCCGTCAAAAATGCGGCTATCTTCTCTGCCTTGGTGCCGGAGCCGATCTCATATCCCCGTTCCGTTGCGATGGCTTCAATCTGGGCTACCGTAAGCGCATTGAGCTCTTCCTCTGTATACACATGGGCTGTGATCTCTACTCCGAACTGCTCCTGAATCCATTCATCTGCCGCGACTTCGGTGTCAAATGCCGGGCTCTTGATCCTCCAGTCGCCATTATCCAGAGCTACGGCCGTTCCGTTTAACTGCGGTGTCACGAAGTTGATCTGATTACCTTTGGTCTGGAAACCCTCTTCGCCTTCGGTGAACTGCACTTTATACAAAACACATGCCCTGTACTTTTTCACGCCGGATATCATTTCCGCCGTGATAAATCCATATCCGACATATGGAGAGTTGTCCTCGGAATTACTTTTTTCCGTCCCATCCTCTTCGACACTGTGTCCGAACAGCATAGGTGAAGCGGTTGCCGGCAGTCTGGTAACCCCCAGCGTAACATTTGCATTTATAAATTCATTTACATTCTCTACCTGCTTATTATCTCCGTACAACTCTCCCTTAACATAATTGGGATTAACATTAGTACTGACAGCCTCTCCAATTTTAAGAGCGTTCGAATACTTATTTGTTGTCACATTCAAACTAGCAATCCAAGGTTTCGATAAACCAAAATATGCCATTTTATGATTCCTCCTCTTCTCTAAATTGTGTAAAAGT